ATCAGCTTCATCTTGGCTTGCGCGGCCGTGAATACCAGATTGGCCGCCGTGGCCGTCTGGTTTTGCAGCGCGTTAGGATCAAGCCCCTGTCCTTGCTTGGACATGCCGGTGCGCCATTCGCGCGTGCCGTCCAGGTATTCAAGCAGCGGATAGATATTCGCGCCGATATTCGGCACGACTTGCCAATTGATACCGCCCGGCATTTTCGTTCGGACGATGCCGCCGGGCCGAGACACCAGCAGGTCATCGAGCGTGGTATCTGTAGCGTGCGCCTCGGAAACTTCAACGCGCGGATTATTGGACAGATAGGCGTTGTCGAGCAGCCCGCGGAGCAGCGCCGTCTTGATGCGCTGAATATCGATGACTAGATCGGCAATTGACCTCCCGAAGAACCGATGTGTGACGATGACCGGCGTCATGGCCGCAAACGGCATCACGTCTGCGGGCTCGATATCCGGCTTGCCGTCGCGGGTTAGGATTTTCCCCTGCTCGCCGCCGGTTACGACTTTGTAGAGCCGCGGCTTGCCGTCCTGCTCGTAATCCATCCGCACATAATGCTCAGTAATGCGGATTTTGCGGATGTCCTGATTGGTTCCTTCATCGCCCGGCGCCTGCGCATTCTCGTTAACCGTGTCGCGCGAGAAGGCTTCCACGCCTCCCAGCGCGGGGAATGTATAGCTTGAGAGCGATTTGATTTCGGTTTCATCGTAACCGAGTTCGATCAGCTCGTATTGGGCCTTGATGACTTCGTGAAAGCAATAGTCCGCGCCGTCCGAATCGCTGACCGACATGCGGCGCGCACGACGCGATATTCCGAACTCCTCGGGCGGGACCGACGCAACGCGAGCGCAGCCGTATTTCTTGCGCTTGACGACCGTTACGTCGTGGAATTTTGGCGCCTGCGGTGCAGTGGGGACGACACCAGCAGGCGCCTGCGCTGCCGGGGAAGAAGCCGGAATTGGCGGCGGCGCGAAAGCAGGGTTAGGGGCGAGCATTTAGCGATTGAGCGGCTTTTTCCGCTTCCGCTACGGGATCGGTCGATGCAGCGCAGCGATGTAGAATTGTCGATGGCTTGCCGTCCTGAACAATATCAAATTCCAAAACCTGAATAGCCCCGCCATTCTCATAGCGCATTCGCGCTCGATGGCAGATAACGCCGGCCGGCGCTGCATGGGAAAAACCTGATTGTACGTCAGCGATTCCCATCAATACCCGCCTAGCGGGGCATCCCGCTCCGTATGCTCGACGATTTCAATGTCGGGATCGCTCAGCAGTAGATTATAGGCGTCGTCGGGAAGATCATAATATGTATCCCGCTCCTCTTTTTCGCTTTCTTCCCAGAAGACCTTGACGATCCCCGTCTTGCTCAAAAGGGCGTCCTTGATGAACGAATAGAGGATCATGAAACCGGGATTTTTCTGCATGAACACATGATTCACATAATCCGTTTCCTGTTGCGCCGCGTCCACGTCCTCGGGGCCTACCGGCTCGAAGCGCACCACGTCATCGGAGCCGCAGAATATCTCCATGAGCGAAGGCATCAAGCCTTCAACCGTATCCGACACGTCCATGGACACAGCCTGCGAACGGCCCTCGATCGCCGGCATGTCGGCTGACACGTCGCCGCGGTAGTAGTCGAGCGCTTGCGCTCGTTCGGCCGAGAGTTTGGACGATTGCACGGCCGCGAGTGCGTCAAGCTTTTCCGAGCGGACCAGCGTTTCAACTTCAAGAATGGGCTTGCGGGGCATTTTTCTCAGATGCCATTTCGATCATTCTGCGCCAGATAGCGCGGCCATTCGGCATTGCCATTACGCGCTCATGAAGCGCACGAAGTCTGCGCAATGATGCGTCCACGTCCATCACACCGCCCCCATTTGCGGATAACTGATCTTGCGGCTGAACTGCCGCGTGCGGCTCGGCTCCTCGTACGCAATTGCCATCAGGCCGAAGGCGTCCGCGCAATTATGGACGATCGCCCCATTCGCGAGCGAGAAGCATTCAGTGCCCGGAACCGTCAGGCACCATACATCGGCGGTTTCATTCAGCATTTCGACGCTCGCGATACGCAATTGCCTTGCATCGAATGGAGCACCAAATTTGCGAATGGCCGCTTTTACGCACGAGAGCCATGAATGCCTTTTTGCAGTTTGGACATTTCTTTTTTTCGCGCTTCCATTTCGTCCAGCCTTTGGTGCGCTGAGCATGTCGGCGATGCCATGCACGTCCATCATCCGAGCGGTGCCAATCTGCTGCACGCTCGCGGGCCTCATCAGTGAAGCCTCGTCCCGAATGATGGTTGTGCCACTCGCGCGAGATATGTTCGCGAGCTGGCAGGCATTCGAGATTTGCGATTCGGTTATTGTTGTGATCGCCGTCACGGTGATGAATGTGGCAACCTTTGGGAATAGGACCGAAAGCAGCCGTCCATACATGCCGGTGAAGCGTTCCACCGCCGCACGACCAATATCGCTGACCCTTCCAGCAGCGATAGAGGCGCCCATCGAAATACGTCGCGAAGGGGTCAAGGTAGATCGGATCAGCGAACCCGGCAGCAACTTGCTTGCGGATTTCCACCCGCTCGCCGTTGCGAACATATGATCCGGCGTGCATTTCACCGAAAGCCCGTCGCCGAACGTTACCTCCACAAGTGGGGCATTTCTCCGCGTGATTCGCGGATTCCGATACCACTTCCAGCCACATGGCGTAAGAACCTTCCCAGTTTCAGGAAGGTCCATTATCCGACGCATTCCGAAACGCGTCAAGACCGGAGTTTCACCTATGAAGCAATGCGAGGACCAATCGTGTTCGGGGCCGAGCCCGACGTTTCTGGTTTCGTCTTTACGCTCGTGATAGTAGCCAAGCGCATCTCGACCAGATTCCGTTGCCGCGTCGGCAAACCAGCACTTTGGCAGGATGCGCCGAACCGCCTCCACCCTGAGAGCCGCAGCTCCTCGTCCCTGATTTGGTATTGTGCGGACAGAGAACTCGGCGTCTCGCAGATGATCCTCATACCGCTTGCCGGTTATGTTGTTCTCGTTGATGCCATCGTGGGGGAGCACGCATTCAATGCCGCCGTAGCCCCGCTGGCGCAGCTCGTTGACATAGTAGGCGAGAACTTGCCCGACGCCTTCAATGTAATCGAGGACTCGAATTTGCAGTCCGACGAATTGGCAAATCCAGATCGCCATAGCGTCGGCTTGCGCTCCGGAACCGCCCAAGTCAAAGTAGGCACGGATCGGTAGTAGCGGATCAGCTTCCACCTTTCCGATTCGACCATCTAGCTTTGCCTGCGATAGTTGCTTGGCGAAGTAGGCGCCCTCGAACGCCTTGGCGTAGTCGCCTTCCCAGATATGATCGTAGCGTTCGGGATAAAGTTTCAGATCGAGTTGGCGCTCGGCCTCAAGCTCTGAGTTCCACCACGGGTTATCGCGCCAATTGGCTTGGACAATGATCGCATTATCGGGTCTTTTCTGCCGCAGAAAATCGTCAATCGCGTCTTTCTTGCGCCGCGAGTTCCAGCTTGCCCACAACTGCGAGCCCGGAGCGCGGATTGTCGGACGCAGCATGGAAAGGCTGCGTTCCGTGATTGTCTGCGCCTCCTCCATCCAAGCGCGCTTGAACTTCTCCAACGACTTCACGGATTCGGCCGTGTAGTCGTTCATTCCTTTGAAGATAATCAGGCCGTCGCGCGGTGTCTGAATTACGTCTTTGTAGATGCGAAAGCCGTCAGCTTCGCCTAAGCGAAACGCTGACAGTTTGTCCTCGATCAGAAGCTTGGAACTTTCCTTGAGGTCTTTTTGGACTTCACGAATGCAAATCGCGCGAAGCCCTTCACCGCTGATACCCGGTTCGCGGAGCGCGTCCTCGACCATCAAGCCAGCGAAGAAATGCGACTTGCCGCTACCGCGACCGCCCCAGGCTCCCTTATACCTCGCCGGTTCCAGTAGCGGGCGGAACACTTCCGCTGTTTGTATTTGGAGTACCGACAATGACACGCTCAATTCGTTGAATTTCGACCGGCCCGCCATCCCTACCACTTAGCTCGGAACGATCCGCCAAACCGAGATCGCGAGCAATGATGTTTGGATTGAGCAAGTCAGCCGCGGCGCCTTGGAACTTCTGCGTTCGGATAATTTCATCTACTCGCGATGTGACCGAGATAAAGTCTTCTCGTCCGCGGTACAAAGTCCAAGTAGAACGATCAATATCGAGGAAAATCCAAAGCCCCTCCAACGTCATAGCCCGCATTTTCGCTACGGGCTCATGAGTGGCGCTGCCCTGGAATGTGACTAGCTTATCCTCCCATAGAGGATTATCCTCGACCCACTCGAAATATTCGCAACAGGCGTTCCACAGCGCCTCGGGATTGCTGAAGATCGGCCGCCGACCATGCGAACTCCGAGCCTTCCAGAACTGATTACCGGCCGGCGCAGCCATTCCATTACTTCGCCCGCTCCGGGCTCATGCCAAGATGGCGGCGGCTGTCGGCGGGATGCATGACCTTGCGGCGTGAGCCTTGAAGGGCCTGCGCCCAGCCGGTCGTATCGTTGTCGTCGGGTTTGACGGGCATTACCGTTTCTTTCCCTTGCGGGCCTTCGGGCGTATGCCGCCGAGAACGCCACCGGATTTGCGCGCCGGCAGGCTGAGACCCTTCGAGGCCGAATCCCATTCAGCAACCTTGGCAGCGCCACCTAACGCCTTCATGCCGGCGGACGTGTGCGCCCAGCGTTCCTGCGTCTGGGATTTGTAGGGCATTTAGAACCTCATCGGGACGTGTATTCCCGCCATGTGCAGCAGCGGGACGACCACGTAGGCGATCACGATCAGCACGGCTACCACGACGCAGACGACATAAATCACGGTGCGGAAGGGTTCCGCGATCGGAAATACCGCGAGTATCTTTTGCAAGGCCCACCACAGCACGCCGAGCACAACGAGCGCCAGAATGATGCCGATCAGAGTTCCTAGCATGGGACCGTCTCCGGTTTCCCCCTCATGCTATTTCAGAACCTCGTTCGCTTTCTCGACGATATGGGCATATTGCTGCTTGGTCAGGCGACCAGCGTTTAACTGCTGCTTGGCACGAGCTTTCGCGTTCGCGGCGTGAGACCGGTTCTCGATTGGGTACGAACGATCCGGGCCGGCAAACTCGCGTGTCGGAATCTTGGCGCGGCCTTTCGCGGTCAGCTTCATGGGCTTACCTGAGATTTTCGGCGCAAAACGGGATTATGATGTTTCGTAAACAGATTTGCGCCCCAGCGTCAAGAATTAAATATCCGTAGCAGCCGAAACGTTCCCGCCGCGTCGGATTTCCACTTTACCGCCGTGCGGCGCTCACACCAGCCGGCGCGGCTC